GTTATTAGAAAAACAGAGGTAGGTACTGCAATACCTGCTGATGTCCAAGCAAAAAGACTTCAGGCAAGAATAGATGCGGAAGGCGATATAGCGAATACAGAGGAATAATATGGCAACAAATGTATTTTTCAGTCAAGCTGTAAAGTCAGAACAAAATCTTATAGAAGATTTGGTTGTTGAATCTTTACGCATGTATGGACACAACTGTTACTATTTACCTAGAAAGGTTATCAATGAAGATACTATACTAGGAGATGCCGCAAACTCTAGTTTTGAAGATGCCTATGAAGTTGAAATGTATATTGAAGGAGTCGAAGGGTTTGAGGGAGAAGGAGATTTATATGCTAAATTTGGTGTAGAAGTACGAGATCAAGCAACATTTGTTATATCTAGAAGAACTTGGGAACGATTTGTTTCATTAGATGCTAATCTTGTAACAGGATTAAGACCTAATGAAGGTGATCTAGTTTATTTTCCTTTATCAAAAAGTCTATTTGAAATTAAATTCGTAGAACATGAGAATCCATTTTATCAAATAGATAAGTTGTATGTCTTTAAAATGACTTGTGACTTGTTTGAATACTCAGGTGAGAAGTTTGATACTGAAATTGATGTTCTTGATACTAGTGTTGAACTAGCACAAGCAGCTTCAGTAGAACTAACTTTAGCAAATACTCCTACTTTAAGAGATTTTGTACAAGGAGAAAGTGTTTCTCAAATGGTATATCCTGGTATAGTTATATCTGGTGTTGTATCATCTTGGAGTGAAGACACAAACAAACTAACAGTATCTTCTCTTAAAACAACAGACACAGGAGATCCTGCTACATATAATAATTTCTTAACAACAGATACTACTTTAGGACACATAGAAATGGAAGCTACTTCTGAAGGAGATAGAATTGTAATGGCTGGTGCAGGACAAGAAGGATACTTTATTGATTTTGAGTCTTATACAGGGGGAATAATAATTCCGTCGTTTATAACAGATGGAACTACAGGTACCGACAACATCATTGATGATGATAGTAACTCATTCTTACTTGAATCAGGAACTCTTATAGATTCCTCAGCACATGATTACATAATTGTAGAAGACAGTTTAGCTTCAAGACGAGATGTTACATCAATTGCTAGTGATTTAACAATATCTACTGATCCTGGTGCATTCAATCTTGACTTAGAAACTGATGCTGACGGAATTATAGATTTCTCTGAAGGTAATCCATTTGGGGAGGCTACATAATGCTTGGATCTCATTTTTATCACGAAACTATTAAACGAAGTGTATCAGTTTTTGGTACATTGTTTAATAATATTAGTATTAAGAGAGCTGATGGAACCACAATAAAAGTTCCTTTAGCTTATGGACCTAGAACAAAATGGATTGCAAGATTGCAACAAACTGCCGGCTTAGGTCTTGGTGGAACTCCTAGAACAGCCATTTCATTACCACGAATGGGATTTGAAATGACTTCTATAGAATATGATCCTACTAGAAAATTGTCTAAAAAAACTCAGTATAAGAAAGCAAAAGCTTCTGATCCTACAAGAATGCAATATCAATACGCTCCTGCCCCCTATAATCTAGGTTTCAGTTTAAGTGTGTTGGTAAAAAATACCGATGATGGTCTACAGATTATAGAACAAATTATGCCTTATTTTACACCAGACTATACAGTTACTATTCACACAATACCTGATATGAATGAAACAAGAGATATTCCTGTTATTTTACAAAGTGTAACTCAATCAGATGAATATGAAGGTGATTTTATAACTAGACAAGTTTTACGATATGATTTAGAATTTGTTATGAAAAATTATATCTATGGACCTATTAGAGATTCAGAAATTATCAGGACAGTTAAAGCTAGAACTTATATTGAAACAGGTTCAGGAGATATCTCAAATACATCTACAGCTGGTAGAGTTGTAGAACAAATTGTAACTCCAAACCCACCAGACGCTGATGCAGATGATACATTTACATACAATGAAACAACAGAGTTTTTTGATCAACCTGACATTACCTACGCAGACGATAAATCTAGCGATCCAAAATAATCATAAATACATAGTATGAGTAAAGTTGATGAAAAATTAGACGAACTTCTTGACATTCAAGGAGAGATAGTTAAAGTTGAGAAGAATCTTCCAACTTTAAGTAAAACTAGCCATTCTAAAAATGAAGAACAAATTTCTGACTACAAGTATAGTCGTGAAGTGTTTTACGGGCTTGTAGAACGCGGACAGGACGCTATAGAGGGCATTCTAGATATAGCTAGAGAGTCAGAACATCCTAGAGTATATGAAGTAGCCGGACAATTAATTAAAACAGTAGGTGAAACTACAGAAAAATTAATAGATTTACAAGCTAAAATGAAAGAATTAGATAAAGATAGTAATATGCCAAACAAGGTACAGAACAACCTTTTTGTTGGTTCATCAACAGAATTACAAAGACTATTAAAGAATAATGCACAAGAATGAAGGATATTTGGGCAACATCAATGTTAAAAGAACTGGTGTTGAATCCGAGTGGACAGAAGAAGAAGTACTAGAATATAAAAAATGTATGGAGAATCCTATACATTTTATAGAAAACTATGTAAAAATTATATCTCTAGATGAGGGATTGGTCCCCTTTAAACTTTACAATTATCAAGAAGAATTGATAGAACATTTTGACGAAAATAGATTTAGTGTTATCTTAGCATGTAGACAATCGGGTAAATCAATAACAACTTGTGCTTTTCTTCTTTGGTATTTACTATTTCAACCAGAACAAACTATTGCTATTCTTGCAAACAAAGGTGCAATCGCGAGAGAGATGTTGAGTAGAATTACTACTATGTTAGAGCATATACCTTTTTTCTTACAACCAGGTACAAAAGTATTAAACAGAGGTTCAATAGAATTTGAAAACGAAAGTCGAATTATTGCTTCTGCAACAGGAGCTAACTCAATTCGTGGTTTATCTGTAAACTTATTGTATCTTGATGAGTTTGCATTTGTAGAAAACGCAGAACAATTCTATACATCAACATATCCTGTTATTACATCAGGTGGGAAATCTAAAGTTATTATAACATCTACAGCTAATGGTATAGGTAATATGTATCATAAACTCTATGAGGGCGCTGTACAAGAAAAAAACGAATATAAAGATTTTAGAGTTAATTGGTTTGATGTTCCTGGTAGAGATGATGCGTGGAAGGCAACAACAATAGCTAATACTTCTGAATTACAATTTGAACAAGAGTTTGGTAATTCATTCTTGGGTACAGGTAATACTCTCATTAGTGCAAATACATTACTGGGATTACAAGCACATGATCCAGTTTGGTATAAACAAAACACATATTTGTATGAAGAACCTATAAAAGATCATGTTTATATTATGTGTGTTGATACAGCTAAAGGTAGGGGTCAAGATTATTCAACATTTACAATTATAGATGTAACAGAAAACCCATTTAAACAAGTAGGTATCTATAGAGATAATATGATATCTCCTTTATTGTTTCCAGATATTATACGCAGATATGCTGAAATGTACAATAAAGCGTTAGTGATTATAGAGAATAATGATTCAGGACAAATTGTATGTAATCAATTATTTTATGATATAGAATATGAAAATGTATTCACACAATCTTCCGTAAAAAGATCAGGAATTGGAGTAACCATGACTAAAAAGACAAAACAGATTGGTTGTTCGACACTTAAAGAAGTTATGGAAGAAAACAAATTACAAATAAATGATAAGTTTACAATTAATGAATTAATAACATTTGTATCAAAAGGACAATCTTGGGAAGCTGATGGTGGTAATCATGATGATTTAGTAATGAATTTAGTGTTATTTTCATGGTTTATAACAACACCCTTCTTTCAAAGTTTAACAGATTTAGAATTAAAGAAATTATTGTATGATGAACAACAACAAATGATTGAAGATGATATGGTTCCCGCGGGAATTTTCTCAAAACCTACTGATCAACCTGACGTTTATGTAGAAGGTGGGGATGTTTGGACTGTTGTTGACAAAGCTAAGATTTATTAAATTATAAATACTGTTTATGATAAGAATAATCTTGTCATATAAATTTATTTTTATTTCGAAATAAAAATTTAAAGGAGATAAAATTATGGCATTTCAAGTTTCGCCAGGTGTACTGGTTCAAGAAATAGATGCTACTAATGTTATTCCAGCGGTATCAAGTTCTACTGGAGCTTATGTTGGGCATTTTGGTTGGGGACCAGCCGAACAAGTTCAAACAGTAAGTTCCGGAAAAGACCTTGTTGACCAATTCGGGGAGCCAGCATCTACAAATGTCGCAGCAGAATATTTCTATCCTGCAGCTATGTTTTTGGATTATGGTATTGATTTAAAAGTAGTTCGTGTAGCAACAACCTCAATGGTGAATGCTACTACTACATCTAGCCAAAGTTTACTAATTAAAAACTTAACACATTATCGTGCAAACTATAATGATGGCTCTGCATCTGTCGGTGAATATGCCGCTAGATATGCTGGAGCTTTAGGTAATAGTTTAAAGATTAGTTCTTGTGGTGGTGCTGCAGCTTATGCAGCTGCCGGTGTTACTACAACTAATGGAACTGCTGCAGTTGCAGGAAGTACAATTCCTGTTACTTTAGGAGAGAAATTTATTGTTGGTGATATAATCACAGCTATTGGCGCTGATGCTACTAGATACAAAGTCACAGCTATTGCTTTTGATTCTGGATCTACTGGTGCAGGTGATCTTACGATTGAACAAGAAGATGACTCTACTCAAAAATTAGCGGCAGCTGTTGCTAATAGTGCTAGTATATCTAGAGAGTGGGAATTCGCGCGTCAATTTAATGGAGCTCCAGGAACATCAACTTTTACAAGTGGACGTTCTTCAGCAGGTGCAACAGACGAGTTACATATTATAGTCATAGACGAAGATGGATCAATATCTGGTGTTGTAGGCACAGTTTTAGAAAAATATGAAGCTGTTTCAAAAGCCTCAGATGCAAAAGACGAATTTGGTGCAACTAATTACTATGTGACTGTTATAGAAAATACTAGTAAATACATTTATTGGTTAGATCATAGTTCAACTTGGAGTAATGCAGGTACTGCAGCTACAAGTACAACTTTTGGTGCTGGTACTTTACCTGAATTCCGTTCATTTACGAATGGTGATGATGGTAGACAACCAACTACAGGTCAAAAAATAACAGCGTGGAATACATATTTTGGTAGTGCTGATAATCAAGACGTTTCGTTATTGATTTCAGGTACTTCTCAAGCCGATAATGGTTCGGGAACAGCAGTTGCGACGAGAGCCGAAGCAACAAGCTTTTATAATCAATTAATGAATATCGCTCAAGACAGAAAAGATTGTGTCGTACTCTTTTCTCCAATAAAGGCAGATGTTGTCGATTCCGGAGTTAACGGAGCTCAAAACATTGTCAATTGGATTGACGGCTATTCAGCTGCTAATGACGGGACTCCCGACATAGCAACAATAAATTCTAGCTCATATGCTGTCATGGACAGTAATTGGCTATATATTTACGACAGGTACAATGACAGATATGTATATGTACCAGCAAGTGGAGCCACAGCAGGTCTGTGTGCTAGAACTGATTATTCACATGACAGTTGGTATTCTCCAGCTGGATATAATCGGGGTCAAATATTTGGTGTAACTAAGTTGGCATTCAATCCAACTAAGGCTAACAGAGACCTTCTTTATAGGTCTAAAATTAATCCTATTGTTACATTTCCAGGACAAGGAACATTGTTGTTTGGTGATAAAACACTAGCAGCTTCTGACGGTAGTGCATTCAGTAGAATCAATGTTCGTAGATTGTTCATTACTTTAGAGAAAGCGATATCAACAGCAGCTAAATTTCAGTTGTTTGAATTTAACGATTCATTTACAAGAGCGAATTTTAGAGCAGCGATTGAACCTTTCTTGAGACAAGTACAAGGTCGTAAAGGAATTTACGATTTCTCAGTTATTTGTGACGAAACAAATAACGATTCGGGAGTAGTTGATGCAAATCAATTCGTAGCAAGTATCTTCGTGAAACCTGCTAGAAGTATCAACTTCATAACATTAACCTTTGTAGCCTCTAGATCAGGTGTAGACTTTGATGAAGTTTACGGCGGTTCTGGAATTTCAGCACAAGAATCAAGCGTATAAGGAGGTAAAAAATGGCAACAATTAATCAATTTAAAGCTAACCTCGTTGGAGCGGGTCCGAGGAATAATAGATTTGAAGTCTTTATACCTAGAGCTGGAAATAGAATTCAGTTTCTTTGTAAAACAGCTAGTTTACCAGGTCAGGCTATTGAATCGCAAGATATCAAATACAAGGGAATGACAATTAAGTTAGCAGGAGACAGAACTTTTGAAAATTGGACAGTCGGTATCTATAATGATACAGATTTTTCAGTTAGAAATGGTATTGAAGAATGGATGGCTGATATTGTTCCTGTTGATATGAGTACAGGTCCTGTAGGATTTGAATACATGATTGATAGAGCAACTGTTTCTCAATTAGGTAGAGATGATTCAGTAATAGCGACATATGAATTTTTCAATATGTGGCCTATTAGTGTTGGCGCTATCGAATT